CAACTTCGCCGTCACCAAGAACGTCGGCCCGCTGGTGAGCTTCACCCGCGCCAGCACCGCGACCTACATCGACAGCGCGGGAACGCTGCAGACGGCGGTGACGAACCTAATCACGTACTCGCAAACATTAAATAACGCAGCCTGGATACTTACTGGTACTGGCGCAACGATTACAGCAGTCACTGACTTTGCAGCTCCAGACGGGTCCATGACAGCATGGACACTGGCATCTGGAGCTGCAGGAACTGCGCAGATTCAGAATCAATTGACAGGCACTAGCGGTGCGACATACACGGGATCTTTTTGGCTTCGCCGCCGGTCTGGAACAACCGGTATTATTTCTATTAGAGTTTCAGAAAACATAAATACGCAGCTAACAAGTGTAACATCTGACTGGCAAAGATTTAGCTTTACGGCAACAAGTGCATCAACACTAATACGCCTAGGAATCAACCTATCGGCCAATAGTGAATCAATTGACATATGGGGCGCCCAACTAGAGCAAGCCTCCACCGTGGGTGAATACATCCCCACCACCAGCACCATCAACTCGGCCCCGCGCTTCGACCACAACCCCACGACCGGCGAAAGCCTGGGCCTGCTGGTGGAGGAGCAGCGGACGAATTTGCTGTCTTATTCAGAGGACACTAGCCAATGGCTGACACCGACAAACATCACCCTGTCGCAAAACCAAACGACCGCTCCAGATGGTGCTTCAACGGCTGATCAATACCTAGAAACGGCGGCAACTGGCTTGCACGTTCAAGATGGTATGCCTTTTGCGTTTGTTACCAGCACAGTCTATACGTACTCTGTTTTTGTCAAAAGCATTGGTGGTAGAAACTTTGAGATTGGCTACCCGCCTACTACTTTTACAAACAGATTTGCCCGCTTTAACCTTTCAGGCAGCGGTTCGGTTCAAGGTTCTGATGCTGGCGTGACCGCTAGCATCCAAGCCTATGCAAATGGCTGGTATAGGTGTTCCGCGACTAACACATGTGCGTTGGGCGCTTCTGCGCGAATAAGCAATTTTGTGAATAATGATAGCTTTGCTAGGAGTTACGCTGGTGATGTTACCAAAGGACTGTTTATCTGGGGCGCCCAACTAGAAGCCTTCGCCACTGCCACCAGCTACATCCCCGCCGCCGGTGCCGCAGCCACCCGCAACGCGGACGTTGCCAGCATCACGGGGGCGAACTTCAGCTCCTGGTATCGGCAGGATGAGGGGACATTGTTTACCGAATACCGTGATCCTGGTGTGTCAGGTACAAATAGAACTCCATGCGTGATCACTGATGGAACCAGCAACAATAGAATCCAATGTTTTCTTAATGGTACAACAACTGTCAACTCTAGGCACGTTGCTGGAGGAGTTTCTTCTAATCCAGGCATTTTATCTGCGGCTTTGAATATCCGCAACCGCCATGCAATAGCTTCTGCCGTTGGTTCTTGTAATGCGGCCAGCAATGGAACACTTGCCACAGCTACAGCGCCAGCAGCAATGCCAGTCGTTAACCGATTAAACATTGGTCAAAATGCGGACTCTGCGGGAGACTTCTTAAATTCACCAATTGCTCGCATCACCTACTGGCCCCAGCGCCTCCCGAACAGCACGCTGCAGGCGATCACGCAATGACGCACTACCTCCGCTTCCCCGACGAATCCACCGGCATGGCTGCGCTGGATGCTGCTGGCTTCACCACCACTAATGAAGACGGCGACACCGTGGTGCTCACCGCCAGCCACACGCACGCCCTGGACGTGATCGGCCCCATCTACAAAGGCGGCACCTTTGACCCCGACACCTGCAAGGCGATCACCCCACCCGTGCTGCTGAGCGGCTGGCACGTCAACTACGTGGGCGAACTGCCGGAAGGCTGGGCAGAGTATGCGGTGAGCCCTGAGCAGCCGGCTAGAGTCTGGCTATGAGCGTTCAACCCGGCCAGCACAATATCGCCATCCAGCGTCGGGCTGATTATGACCTGTCGCTGCAGTTCAAAGATTCCAACAATGCCAATATCAACCTGACCGGCTGGACTGCTTACGCGCAAGTGTGGAATGAAGGCCGCACCACCAAATATGCTGACTTTGCTGTTACCTACACCAACCGCTCTGCTGGGCAAATCAGCATTGCATTGACCGATACGCAGACTGCAGGCTTTCCCAATGAAGCCTATTATGATGTCTTGCTGGAAGACTCCAGCGGCTTGCGCAACTATTACCTAGAAGGCATCGTATTCGTCTCTGAGGGCTACACAGCACCATGACAACCGTAACTGTTAACGAGACTACCAACACAGTCGTTGTCACCACGCCAGGGCCTGCAGGCCCCTCTGGCGCGGCTGCAGTCATGGTGCGCGGCCAAGCCAGCAAGATGGATAGCGGCACCATTGACATAGTTACGCAGGGCGTGTACGTCTCCACCGGCCTCACCGCCACCTTCGACTCCACCACCGCAAGCGGCATGACGCTCGGCACCACCAACGCATTTGCGGTGAAGAACACCAGCGGCGCCACCAAGCTGATGCAGATCTACGGCAGCATCGACGCCAAGACCGCCACCGGCAACAACAAGGTGCTCGGCATCAAGCTGGCCAAAAATGGCACCGCCATAGATCAAACCGAATGCCGCGCCTTCACCGGCTCGGGCAACGAGGAAGCCAAGTTGGTCACCAACTGGATGATCAGCATGGCCGCTAACGATGAAGTAGCACTGTTCATCGCCAACCACAGCAGCAACGTTGACATCACCTTTGCGCGCGGCAGACTTGTAGCCACCGAGGTATTCGCATGACACTCGCTAGCCCGCTACGCAAGGTTGCCAGTAAGTTGATGGCAAAGTTCGGCGGTGTAGCAACACTGCGCCGTGTAACACCTGGCGTTTATAACCCAACTACTGGCACCGTCAGCGAATCCACCAGTGATACCGCATTGCGTGGAGTGCTAGAGGATGTAAGCCTGCGCGAGGTAAATGACCTGATCCAAGCTGGCGATAAGCGGTTGACCATCGCTGCAGCAGACACGGCAGCAGTGCCGACAACCGCCGATCGCGTCATCATCAGCAATCGCAGCCTGCAGATAATCGAGGTACGCACCATCGAACAGGACAACACGGCCATCACCTATGAGCTGATCCTGAGGGACTAATGGCACGCCCGATCCAAGCCCGAGACATTGGCAGGTACTGCGAGGATCAGATAGAAAAGCTCCTGCGTGCAGCGGTGCTAGAGACTGACAGCCTGCTTAAGCAAGCTAGCCCAGTTGACACTGGCAGGTTTCGTGCCAGCTGGCAGGTAGGCGAGAACGCTGCGCCTGGGGGCATTGCGCCATCCGGCAGTTATCCAGGCGTAACTGCCATTAAACGCCTTGGCTACCAGAGAGAGAAAGTCGGCAATATCTATTCAGTGCACAACAACCTGCCGTATGCCGAGCCGCTAGCAGGCGGCAGCTACCCTCCGTCATGGGGTGGTCAGTATCGCAGCAAGCAAGCCGAGCCCGGCTGGGTGCAAGGCATTGCTAAGAATGTGCAAACTAGAGTGCAGGCAGCGGCAGCACGCATCGGCAAGGAGTCATGACAAGCACCTATAACGACATCCGCGCTGCCATTGAAGGACGCATTGCTACGCAGATGGCTGTCGCACCGGTATACCCGGTCAGCTATCAGAACGTACCATTTACGCCGCCGAACAACACGCCATGGCTGCAGGCGTTCATTCGGTTTGGTGATAACGCCTATGCCACGCTGCTGGCGCCGTCTACTGGCTTCAACCGGCAGAATGGCGTGCTGACGGTCAATGTGTTCACGCCGCTAGGCGCTGGCACTGCGGCAAACTTCACCATTGCCGAGCGCATCAAGGATCTATTTGACCGGCAAGTGGTCAGCGATATTCACTTCGACGCAGCATCGGGACCGGCGCAGATCACACCACCAGCGCCTGCAGCGTACTACCAAACGCAACTTACGATCACGTTCGAGGCGTATGTAGACTGACGGCAGTTCTTCCGCTGACTGATGTCTGCCACCGTTCTGTCCGGCACAGCCGGGGCGCTCTATTACAAGCCAGCTGGCACTATTGCCACCTTTGCCGAATCTGGCGTTAATGCCACCACTGACGTAATCACTGTCATGCCGTTCCTTGGCTTCAAGGTTGGCGACCCGGTGCAGTTCAGCGTGATCAACGTCAACACTGGCGCTGCGGGATCTGGCACCCTGCCTGCCGGGATCTCTGCTGCTACTACCTACTACGTCATCACCTACACCGCCAGCACTGGTGCCATGCAGGTGTCTGCCACGCTTGGTGGCTCTACCGTAGCGATCACCGATGATGGCACGGCTGTAACGCCAAACATCTTTCAGGTGGCATACGACAGCTTTGTGGCAGTAGCCGAGGTGCGCGAGTGGTCGTTTGAAGTAACCCGCGAAGAGATCGACGTTACCACCATCGGCCAGGCCGCTGGTCAGACCGTGCCATTCCGCCGGTACATCAGCGGCTTTGCCGATGGTTCAGGCTCGGCTACCATCTACACCACCAGCGAAGACACCAGCATCGCCAGCCGCTTGG